TGAGAGAGGATGATGTCGTCGTGTCGTTCATTTTTGATGGCCGGCCGGATTCCCTGATCGCGATGATTGATTGACGAGGGCAAAGCAATGACCGCGCGCTTGGACGATGGCTTCTACTGGTGCTCACACGACACCAACTACGTTCCTGCCGCGGACGGCGCGCTTCCGTTCCGATGGAACGTTGTCGAGATTGGATCAGGGCTGGTATATCGGCCCGGCGACGAGCATCCAACTCCGTTGGTTGAACTGCCGATCTATGTTCGGCTCATCGGGCCAGTGGAAGCGCCGAAAATCGAGTTCAATGCGTCGGGTGATCCGTACCGCACCTGTATCCACTGCTTCCCGCCAGTGCATACTGATGCGTGGAACTGCCCCCAATGCGGCCGGCCTCTAAAAGATCCGACGAAGGGTGTTGTGTAATTACAAAATCCGCTCAAAGATGGCACCGTAGAGTCGCGTGCCTGATCTGAGGTCGAAGCCATGAGGCGCTGATCACCGCGACACGAGAGTTACGAAGCCCCGCTTTTTGCGGGGCTTTGTCGTTTTGGAAGGTTCCGCCGGGTTGGCCGGCACGCTGCCTCGAAAACAGCTGGCGCGCCGAGAGGCGTGGGCGTTCGACTCGTCAACCTTCCGCCACTTGCCGGCCGCAGCCTCCGAGCTGACGAAGCCTGGCGCCGCACTATGGCCAGAGGCCGCTGGCGCTGGCGCCGGACACTACAGAGGTACCCATGGCACAGACCAAGACCGGAAGCCTCGTTGAGGCAGCCGCGAACATCCTTGTCGGGTTCTCGATCAACTGGTGCGCCAACATGGTCGTGCTGCCCGCGTTCGGCATGCACGTGACTGGTGGAACAGCCTTCAAGATCGGCATCGTTTTCACGGTGATCAGCTTGGTGCGCAGCTACGTGCTTCGCCGCTGGTTCAACGGCCTGAAGTTCGGCAACGCTGAGGCAGCCAAGTGAGCGACGCAGCGCTGCCCGACGACGCCGCTGCGCGGAACGAAATCCCGTTGGCGGACGGCGTGCTGTTCTACTTCCCGAACGCACTGGCCGAAGTGGCCAAGGTGAGCCGGGCAGGAAACGAGCAGCACAATCCAGGGCAACCGATGCACTGGGCCCGTGGCAAGTCGACGGACCACGAGAACAAGATCCTTCGTCACCTGGTGGATGCAGGCAAGCGGGACGGCAAGGGCATCCGCCACAGCGCCTATCTGGCCTGGCGCGCGCTGGCACTGCTGCAGGAGGAGATCGAGCGCGACGAAGGCGCACCGCTCCCGCGCAATGCCCGGCGGGCCGCCCCGGCTGCGACACCATGATCTGCCCGAAGTGCCAGGCCGAGCGCGCGGTTCGCAATGGCGCGGGCCGCTGTTACTGTCCGGACTGCAGGAAGTCGAGCACGATTAAGCTTGACCAAGCGATAGCCGAAGCGTCACTTACGCGCAGGGGTATCGCGCCAGCGCACGATCTGAACCATCCGCTTCCCGAAGGCTTGAAGCTCAAGGGAACCAGCAAGCTGGTCGACCGTCGCACCGGCGAGTCGGTGCTGGAATGGGTCAAGACGTCCGAAGACACGGAACGCCAGCGACAACTGTTTGAAGCGGCCGTTGCTGCCGTGGCCGAAAAGCTGCCGCGCATGAAGGCTCGCCCGGCGCCGCAACACCTGATCGGCGACTTGCTCAACCAGTACACGATCACCGATTACCACCTTGGCATGCTCGCCTGGGGCGAAGAGACGGGAGCCGATTGGGACCTCTCGATCGCCGAGGACATGCTCGTCCACTGGTTCCAGACGGCGATCGCCATGGCACCGGCGTCTGAAACCGCGGTGTTCGCCCAGCTCGGCGACTTCCTGCACTGGGATGGTCTGGACGCAGTAACGCCGACCAGCAAGCACGTGCTCGACGCCGACACGCGCTTCCAGAAGCTGGTGCGAGTTGCAATCCGCGTGCTTCGCCGCGTGATCGACATGCTGCTGCAAAAGCATGCATTCGTTCACGTGATCATGGCCGAGGGTAATCACGACATGGCCAGTTCCATCTGGCTGCGTGAATGGCTCGCTGCCATGTTCGAGAACGAGCCGCGCGTGCTGGTGAACACATCGCCTGATCCCTATTACTGCGTCGAGCACGGCCTGACGGCCCTGTTCTATCACCACGGCCACAAAAAGAAGCTGGCACAGGTGGACTCGGTGTTCGCTGCCAAGTTCCGCGAGGTCTTCGGTCGCACCAAGTTCGCATACGGCCACACCGGTCACCTGCACCACGATGAGGTGAAGGAAACCAACCTCATGATTATGGAGCAGCACGAGACGCTGGCCGCTCCGGATGCTCATGCGAGCCGCGGCGGCTGGATGTCTGGCCGCAGTGCGAAAGTTATAACGTACAGCAAGCGGCACGGAGAAGTAGGGCGGCTCCGCATCAACAGCAACATGCTGGACGCTGCGGCGTGAGGGCGCGCACGCCGGTGCCGGAGCCGATGGCAATCGGCGACGGTGAGGTCGTTCTCTTTGATCCGGAACGCTTTCAGTCCAAATACAACGCCGTTGCCGTGATGGTGCGGGATGGCGGCTTGTTCGTCCTGCAAGAGGGCGAGCGCAAATTCACGAACGTCGAGTTCATCAACAAGAAGCTCGCCGATTCGATTTCGGCAGTCAGGGGCAATGCCAATGGAACAGACTGAACTCGCTCGCGAGATGGGCGTCGCCGCGGCCAAGGTTTCGCCGCCCGCCAGTGTCGTCATCGCGCACGGCTTCGGCCTGAGCTTCTCGGATGCCATGTACCTGGCGACCACGCTCTACGTGGTCTTGCAGGGCATCTATCTGGTCTGGAAGTGGCGCCGCGAGGCTCGTGCCAAATGAAGGCTCGCGCGCTTGCAGCTGTCCTCGCGGCTGTCATTGCGCTCGCGTCGGCCTTCATTCCCACGTGGGAAGGAAATCAGCCGGTTGCGTACCGCGATATCGCCGGCATTGCCACGGCCTGTGAGGGTCACACCGGTGCGGATGTCATCGTCGGCGTGCGCTATACGCCTGAGCAGTGCGACGAATGGTTGAAGAGCGACGTCGGCAGGGCGGCCGTCGGCGTCGGTGATTGTGTCAGCGCGCCGCTCAAGGTTTACGAATGGGCGGCATTCACGTCGCTCGCATTCAATATCGGAGTGAGCCGCTTCTGCGCTTCGACCATTGCGCGTAAGGCAAATGCCCGCGACATGGCGGGCGCGTGCCAAGCGATCGACCTGTACGTGTATGCCGGTGGCCGCCGAGTTGAAGGCTTGGTGAGGCGCCGCGCCGCGGAACGGTCGCTCTGCGAGGGCAGGTCGTGAAAGAGTGGCTGTCCGCTCACTTGGTATACATCAGGATCTTCCTGATATTGCTCGTGCTCGGCGCTGCCTATGCCAAGGGTCATCACGACGGCGCCGAGTCCGGCGCCGTCGCGGTCGCCAAGCAATCGGCCAAGACTGCCGGCGAAGCCGCGAAGCGAGCGGATCAGACTGTGGTCGCGATCAATGCTGCGCGCACCAAGGAACAGTCATGGGCTGACAAGTTCGCTGCTGCGGACTCCAATCACCAAGAGGACATGCGCCGTGCGCAAGCTTCCTACGATCGCACTGTGGCTGACCTTCGCGCTGGCAATCTCCGGCTGCGTTCCCAGTGGCGCTGTCCAATATCCGCGCCTGCCGGCGCTGACCAAGGACGATCTGGCGGAGCCGACGACTGGCAAGCAAGTGCGGGCCGAATTGTTCGAGCCGCCGACCAATGCGACGCCCAAGTGCGCCGACTGCAAGACAAATTGAAGGCGGAGCGGCAATGAGCAAGCTCGCAAGCATCATCAGGGGTTTGGCAACGCTGCTCGGCTTTGAGCGCGAAACCGTACCTATCGCTTCATCCACACAGCAAGAGGCCACCATCATGGCAGACGCAACTCAGAACACCGCCGCCCCGGCAGTAGCCGCAGCCGATACCGACACAGTGCTCGCCAACGTCAAGAAGGTCCTGGCCACCGCCGGCCATGACGTCGAAGCCGTGTGGGACGAAGTGATCGCCCTGGCCAAGAAGCTCTAACCAGAAATGTCCAAGACCGTCCGCATCCGCTTCGAGCCGCTCGCCGGCCAGGCGCCCGTGATCACCACGCCGTACGAACTGGACGTGCGGCTCGGCGCGGATGTGGTGAAGGTCAAGGGTCACTTCGTGGGCAAGTCCGATGTCGCGTACACGACTCACGAACTTGCCGTGGTGCCGGATGGTGCCGAAGTGACGCTGGTCACGCCCGATGTTCGCCTGGCTTTGGTAGTGGAGGAATAGCCATGGCAGTTCCGAGTACCGATACCCGCGAGTTCGGTCGGGCGATTTGTGATGCGCTCGGGCTGAAATGCGTGACTAAGCTCCAGATCAGCATAGGTGTCGGCGAGCCAGTGGTGGTAACTGCAACCATGGCGGTTCAGGGCTTTGATCTTACCCACGTCGTCCGTCGCTTCGAGCTGCACCCGGAAGAAAGGCCGATCGATGCAGTCGGGGCTGAGCCAGCGCAGGCTGACGGCCATGACGCCGCGTAAGACCATCGTCGTCCACCTGCGCATGCGCGTGGCGTGGTGGCTGCCTTACTACCTGCTTATCGTGCGCACACTGTGCGAGGTGCTGGACCGTCAGCCTGATATGGATCGCGTCGAGAGTGTTGCTCGTCATGGCATCCGTATCATCGCGGTCCCCGCTGGGCGTATGCAGGCCTGACATTGGCTTCTCGACTGCGGACCTTGCGGCCGCGTGTATCGACCATCGACACGTTGAGGATCAAGGCATGCACCGTTTCCGATCGGCGCATCACCGGCCGTGCACTGCAGGCGCGCCGTTGCCGCATATGGGCGCGTGATCCGCACTGCGCGGCGTGCCGGCGACTTGTTGCACTGCATGAGTTTGAGCTGGATCACATCATGGCGCTGACGAACGGTGGCGCCGATACCGACGACAACTGCCAGGTGCTGTGCACGGTGCCCGACGGCGGATGTCATCGGAGAAAGACTGCAATCGATCTCGGCCGCAGTGCGAAGGGGTAGGGGCGTCAAAAGTCTGGGAGCTGTCGACCCGGAAACCGACCGTTCCCGCATTCAGAGATTTTTTCTCCTTTTGAGTTTCGAATCAGCAAATGGCCGGTGTGAAAGGGCGTAGCGGCGGACCCCGCAAAAACTCAGGTGGGGCGCGGGCCGGCGCTGGCCGCAAGCCGGGCAAGAGGACCCCCGCGCAATCAGCAAATGAGGCTGCGTCGGTCGTCGTAGTCGGCCTGGAGCCTCAGGCTCACGGCGGAAAACTGAAGCGGTCAAAGGCCGAGGCGGCTGAGATCGCTGAGCGCGACATGCTGCAGCTTTTGAAGGACATCGCGCTCGGCAGGGTAGCGGCCAATAGCTTGCAGGTGCGCGCGGCTATCGCGGCTGTGCAATACACCCACGCCAAGAAGGGCGAAGGTGGCAAAAAGGATGCGCAGCGTGACGCCGCCCGGAACGCGGTGAACAAGTTCGCGCCGAAGGTTCCACCGAAGCTGGTAGTGAACAACACAAGGCGTAGCTAAATGGAATGGAGCACGGCTTGCGTCGACTGGGCTGATCGCCTGGTCGCCGGACAGTCGATCATTCCCGCGCCGATCTTCCCGAACCAAGCGGAAGAGGCCTTGGCCATCTTCCGGCAGCTCCGGATTGTCGATGCCCCTGGCTCGCCGACGTTCGGCGAAGCCTGCGAAGACTGGGTGTTTGACTTTG